GGCAGACATGGACAGTACGACTATCGTGGGGTTCCCATAGACGCCATCCAGCCCTAGTCTTTGTCCACTCCAGCCCAGGTTTGCCACAGTATCGACAGGTCTTTGGCTCCCACTCGTAGAGCGGGACATCCTCCCCGTTGAGACCGTTGTCGATATTACTATCGAAGCCTTGCCCGATAAACCAGTCAGCCATATCGCCCATCACACCACCTCCCCGGCCAGCGGCGCGTCGAGGGCGGCGCGGAGTTCGTCCGCAAACTCACCGGACACTTCACTCCTGACCAAGCAGGCCTCCCCGCAGAACGGTCGGCAACCACAGCCGTACTCTGCCCACCGCCCCGCCAGCGCCTCCAGGCGAGCGAGCGCGGCAGCCACATCCATCGCGGCCTGTTGGTAGCCGACACGCTGTGCCGCCATTGCAGCAGCCAGCGAGCGGAGCGAGTGTTGGTGTTCGGTATCGTTCATGCATCCTCCACTTCAATCTCAACACGACCCACGCAGTCCCAGCCGTAGTAGTCGTTGATGAACCGCTTGACGGATTCGCAGGCCATCTCCTCGACTTCGGGGATGCCAACGCCGTCGCGGGCGGAACTATCGACAAAGGTGAGGCGTCCCGGCGTTTCGCTGTCGGCGGCCTCGTTCTGGTAGCGAATGAGGAAGGTGACGGTGGGGGTCTTGGGTAGTTGGTAGTTACTCATCCTTCTTCTCGGACTCCTGCCGGAGGGCGGCGATCTGCGCCTCCAGGGCCTCTAGTCGCTTGTTGCAAGCCTGGAAATGGGCCTTACCTACGTAGCTGTAAGCAATTCCGTCCGGGTATTCCGCACCCATATCACGGGCAAGTGCCGCGTGTTCAAGTTCGAGTTTGGGCAGGTGGTCCATCATGCGCTCACTCCGAGGGCCGCGCACACGGCAGCAGGAGGCGAGGAGTTCGGCGGGGGTCTTGGTGGTGGATTCGTTCATATATTAATTTTCCTGTGATATAACTAAACGAGAGTAATCAATTTTTACTGGTACAATATAGCGGGCGCGTCCATTACGACACTTCATAATGTATAGACGAGCCTTACCGCGATCAAACTCTTCCTCTTTTTGATTGATAGAAAAAGCTAAATCACATACACGAATTTTTCCGTATGAGTCTGCTAATTCGGCATCTGTGATGACATCCACTTCTTTCCCCTTGCGGTTGGTTTGAGTGGCTGTCCAAACAAGACACTTGTGCTCTACGGCTAGTCCACGCAACTCTTGGGCTACGCGTTCTTGTGCTGAATGTTCAGCCATGGAGAAATCAGTAGTCGTCATCAACTCTAAGTAATCCAATATGATAACTTTAGGTACAAACGATTCGTAATTACGAAGTTGATTTAGATATGCGCGTAGTGCGGACACAGTTAATCGTTTCGTAGGGAATTCTTTTATTTTAAGTCTTCCAAGTTTTGCCGAAAGAGTTTTGATTTCACTTAGACGGTTCTCAAGCCCAATAACATTCGACTTCAATTCAGTCTGCTTAATTCGTGTGAATATGCTGTCGAACCTTCCTGCTACGCGGTCTTCGGACATTTCCAATGAAATGTAAAGAACATCCTCACCATCCAAAATGCAACGGGCGCCTTGATTGGCTAAGAACAGCGATTTTCCCACTCCAGGAGGGGCTACAACCATAGCGAGTTCTTTTGGGGCAAGTCCTCCTTCTAATTCACTATTGATGGTGGGGAATGGAGTGCGAAAGAACTCTGTCAATCCAGAAGTCTGCATTCGATGGTACCTTTCAGTTACGCCACCAAAATAATCAGACCCTAAATTAACTTCCCGACTGACATTCAAAGCCTTGCGGATATTGTCCGCGATAGCAGAAAATTTCTTTTGTTTTATAAGGTCAATTGATTCTACGATGGCTTCTTTGATTGCCTCTTCTTTTGCAAACTCTTCTACCTTATCTAAATAGAACTCTTCATTTTCAATAGACTTAACATCAATCAAATCAATTGATTTTAGTTCTGCCATGTAATCAGAGAGAAGTTCTGTGTTCGCCTTAATCAGACGAACGCCTTCTAGGATTTGATCATTAGAAGGTAACTTCTTATACTGTGTATAAAAATCAAATACTACAGACCATATTTTTTGGTGGCAAGGGTATTCAAAATACTCAGCCTTTACTAATGGCAGTGCTTGAACTGCAAAATCCAACTCGGATTTAACAAGGTATATGATCCCCTGTTGGATAGATTCGCTAAATTGGTACATTTTACTTTCCTGTTGATCCGAATCCGCCAGTGCGGGGTTTGGTTTTGGTTTTGGTGGTTTTAGATGCGCGTGATTTGAAGGAAACATTCGCCAACTGCATTGGGATTATCTGTCCAACTCGCTCACCCAATTCAATAGTAATAGTGTAATCTGTACGATTGTGCACCATAAGTTTAATCTCATCTGTATAGTCGGAATCAATAATACCAACCCCGTTCAATAGGCTAAGACCTTCTTTTGCCAGCGAGGAACGAATAGCAAGCATATACCAAATGGCGGATTGCGCTTCAAGTTTGATACCCGTCCCTATTATTGCAGTTCCCTTACTGGGAATTGTATACCTTGTGTCTGCGGCAACATCAAATCCGGCAGAGCCTGGAGTTTGTTGTTGTGGAATGTTTGGGCTACTCGTATAAATTATCTGTTTTGACTGCATGTTGTACTTGTAAATCGGAAAGTTGGTCTAATGAGAGCCTTGCTAATTCTTGGCTTCTCGCTTCTAAAATTTCATTTCGTTGTCGGGCAGTCTCCGAATCCACTTTCCGCGCTCTTCCTAATTCCACCATTGCTTCATGGTTGATCTCGATGCGTGAGTAAGGGGAAGCGGCTGTGCCAGTCAATTGATCTTCACCACGAACGGCTTTCCTTGTTTCGTCTACTTGGAGTCCAAGCCATTTGTGTTCGGCATCTGCCATCGTCTTATTATAGTACGGGTTACCCGCGCCTACCACTATAAAATTACCTGCAATATCCATGCACCAGAAAGCCTCCATGGTTGCACAGAATGGGCATACAACACTTTCTGGTACTAACTCAGGAACATCTTTCATCTTTAGAGCGAAGCCAAACTTGCCCACGCATTTCCTATCGGGGCATTGAAATTGAAAACGCTTTTGGCGTGTATGGTTTATACCACCAGGAATAACCCTTGTATCTTTAATGGGCTCCTTGCAATCTTTGCAAACCCATTTACCCTCTTCAAATATCTCCCGGTAATGAATACACTCGTACATTACAACTCACAGACTCCCGTGACACAATCATTAATTTCAGCCAAACCAGATTCAATGCCACCTGTCACTATAAGTTCTCGTAAATCTAATTCATGATGGTCTACTGCTTCTAAAGGTTCATTCCCTCTAGAGCCAGCCTTGTAAAAAGTAAATCCTTTTATCTCACCAGCAAATGCTTGCAATTCTTCGTATAGTGAAGACGGTTTGAAAGTGGATGGTAAATTACATGTTTTGGATACGGCGGAATCAATATATGATTGCACCAATGCTTGCGTCTTAATATGCTCTAAAGGAGTTACATCGTACGCACCTACACAGTGCTCTACATCCCTCCCGCGAAGGTACAGTTGTTTAAATAACTCATCTACAACTAAACGCTCATTCCACACGCCCTCTGTAGAGGTCTTCCAGCGGCGTTTATAGACTGGTGCAAAGATAGGCTCTATGCCAGTAGAAACGCCTAGAACCATGCTTATCGTTCCTGTGGGTGCGACTGTGAGGAGAACAGCATTGCGTAGCCCATTCCCTTTGATATCAGAGCGTATTCTAGAGGGTAAGGTCTTGAAAAACTTTTCGTTTTTTAGTTTACTCCAATCATATGCAGGGAAACTTCCACGATCTTTTGCGAGATACATGGAGGCTTTGTATGCTTCATTTCTGATAGTGCTAAACAGGCGATCCATAAACTCCAGACACGATTCACTACCGTACCTGTACCCCGCCTTAATCAAGAAGTAGTGAAGTCCTGTTACGCCCAGCCCAATCCGTCTGGATCGTGTTCCAACAGTCTCGCACTCTTCTAATGGGAAATGGTTGACAGTAAGGATGTTGTCCAGGAAGCGAACTCCCAACCTTACTGTTCGTGCTAATTTACGCCAATCAATGGTGCCGTCATAATCAACCATGTTCGCCAGATTGACATGACCCAAACAACAGTTCCCATACGCAGGAAGAACCTCTTCCCCACAAGGATTAGTCGCTGGCATATATTCAAAATACGAAACGTTGGTATACTCATTTGAAAAATCAATATTAAAAATACCTGGTTCACCAGATTCCATGGCGGAGTCAATAATGCGCCTCCAAAGATCTTTCGCCATAACCACTACCTTTTTGGCATTAGAAAATACATCAGATGGAGATTGCAGATGCAAATGTTTTGCTCTACCTAGTGCGTCATCCTCATTTTTTGCTACGAGAGTAACAAAATTCGTGGTAGAATCTTCAACGGAAAGTCGCTGAACCGAATACATGTAGTATTTGTTTTGGCGTCCCGCGAAAGTGAAGTACCACTCTTCATCCTTGTCTACAGCCTCTAAAAATCTTTTGGTGATGGCGACAGATATATTGAAATTTGTAAGTTCTTTACGGTCTAGTTTTACATCTAGAAACTCAATTAATTCAGGGTGAGTTATATCCAAAATTGCCATCAAAGCCGTGCGACGATTCTTACCCGCACGAACATGGTTGCCAATCTCGTTAATCATTCTCATAACAGAGATTGCGCCTGGAGCCGAATTTGGTATATTCTGAATGTTATCCCCTTTGGGGCGTATTTTGGAAAAATTAAATCCAACGCCGCCTCCACCACAAGAGATCTTGTACATTTCAGAGATAGTGTCCCCAATACTGCCGACAGTATCTGATGGGTCTAAAACATAACAGTTTAGTAAGTTCTGGTTGGATCGTCCTGCCCCGAAAAGAATTCTTCCACCAGGGCAAAAATCCGCAGTGGATATGGCCTGATAAAAAGATTTCTCTACTGCTTCACGATTCTCTGGGAATTCACAATCAGAGGCGGTTTTGGCTACTCTCTTAGCGCAGTCTTTCCACGCAGTCTCACCTGGGTAAGCATACTTGTCGAGAAAAATAGTCTCGGCTAAACTACCTTTTACGAGTTCATACATGCTTATTTCCCAACCACCATAATATCACCAACAGGAACCAAGAAATAATCAACACCATCTAGTTTAATTTCCTGCCCAGCAAATGCGGAAAACATAATATTCTTATGCTCCGGGTTTTGTAGGGCTGCCAGATTTTCATCAAACACCCCACTACCAATACTAATAATTTCAGCGGTGAGAATTTTCTCTACGCGCTCATTGGGTTTGATAAAGCCCGACTCAGTTTTTTCTGATGCGGTGATTCGCTTAACAAGAATTTTGTTTCCAAATGGTTTATACATTGTCTAATCTCCCTCTAGGTTTTTTATAAGTTTGCTTGATGACGGAAATGCCATCGCGTTTAAATACAAGAAGCGGCTCGGCGTACTCATCAAGAGTGTTGATGAGATTTTCATTGTGAGTAATGACGCACAGCCGCTTGGACTTCATTATATAGTTTACAAGTTTCAGAATGCTTTTTATACCCTCAGCGTCCAAAGAATCAGCAATCTCGTCAAAAAACAGTAGATTAGCTTGGTCTTTCCCGGAAAGTAAAAACAAGTCATTCAGACCCAACATAACCGATAAAGAGGATCTTCGTTTCTCACCACCCGACATGGAGTCGTAGGAAACTGGGGCTTCCTTGTTATAGATGGTTTCAACCAGCGTCTCATCAAAATTTATCGCTAAGTTTCCATTCGATAAAAGGTTCATATAAAAATTACAACGGAAATTTAAATACTCCAAAATATTTCTAATAACATATCGAATTAGCCCTGTCTCAGAAAAAGCAGATTCCCAGAACTTCATAATGTCGTACTGGCGTTGCGCTTTAGAAGCGACCTCTCCATAGGACACAGCCTTAGCTTCTGCTTCTTTTACCTGCTCAGTGAGCAAACTAACTTCTGCTTGCGACTTGTAAAGTTTTTCAATAGCAAATAATTCGACCGAGGTCAAAACAGCAGGCTGCTTTTCTTTTAGAAGAAGGGTTAGTTGTTTTTTATGCCCCGCCAACTCCTTAGCCGTATCGAGTATTTCTTGGTCAGCTAAGGTCTTGGCTTGGAGATCTTTTTGTTTTAGATGCCCGCAAGCTTCACACGCAGATGATAGAGCCCTATTGCTTTTTTGCTGGGAAAATTCCCCTCGTTCAGTCAATAAATCAATACGAGCCCCAAGACGCTCAATCTCTACATCGCCCTCCATTCGCGTGCGCTCTTGTTCCTGTATCTCACTGAATGATTTACCCGCCAATTTCTTCTCACGAAGCATTTTATTGGTATCGCCAGTAAAGCTTTTCAGGCTTTTAATTTTCTCTTTAGCTTTTTGTATTTGAGAATTCTTATCATTCAATAGCGTGATATGGAGATTCTTTTCTGCAAGAAAATTAGACTTCAAACTTTTGATAGTGCCGCGATTTCGAAACACTTCACTAACAGACAGAAAGTTTTGGATAATAGAACGCTTCTCTTCTGGTGTTGCCGTTAGAAAGTTTACGCTGTTCTCCTGACCAAATACCATGGACGCCATAAACACATGAAAGTTTATGTTTAGAATCTTTTCCAGGTACTGTTGCGTTGCCGCTACCGACTCTTGAGTGGCTGACTTACCTTCTATAGTTACAGTAAGTTTGGGAGGTCGTTTGGTGCGCTCTATCTCAATAGTGTCGTTTACAACTAAAGAAACCTTGCATAGACCTACGGTCTTATTGTTAGCCAGAGTTTTATCATTGGTCTTGCGAAGTGTCTTTCCAAACAATACAAATGAAATAGCTTCTATTATTGAGCTTTTTCCAGCACCATTAGAACTGTGCGGTTTGGTATCCTTATTCACACCCTTGATATACACCAACGGATGCATTTTATCAAACTCAACAGTTGCTTCTTTTATTGAAAGAAAATTTGAAATAGTTATCTTATTCAACTTCATTAGAATTTTTACCTTTGATTAACTCAAGCCCAGCGAAAAGTTCAGACTTAGAAAATACAGTCCTATTATTTTCCACATAGTCTTCAATCACTGCGTCGTCTAGTGAGAGAATGCTTGATTTGCGTTGAAACCCGGAATCGAATTTCGGCAATATATCGTCAAAGACCAATTCCAAATGCTTTATGGCGTACTGTGAATAGATTTTTTCTTTTAGCGTGTCCTCGACATGTGCATCAAGCTTATCTATTTTTACGCGGAGCAGAGTGAAAAAGCTCTTTGGGTTATGGTGTTTTAGCGTGTCATCTAACTCATGTATGTTGCAAGATAGATGTTTAATCCCATGATTTATGGGTGTTTTGATTACTTCCAAACGGTCGGGGTGGCATATAACCTCATGGAAATACTTTTGCGCGTTTGCCTCACCGAAGGTTACTGTATACTGCGTCCCCATAATATACACAGTCTTCCCGAACATCTGTGGTTTGTGAATATGTCCTAAGAACACATATGGGTGCTTCTTAAGATGGGCTAACTTCACATCTGATGCGTACATGTATGTGGAGTTAGAGGCGCAACCCTGGAAACCAAAATGCCCAAACACTGGGTTAGCGGGATTTTTTTTCAATGCCTCAATAATCTGTTTGTCATCCTCATAGTGAGGGATGAAATCAAATACATGTGACCCTATCTGAATAGACTCCGTATCTTGTATAATTTTTGCTTTCCCTTCAAATATGGAAAGGATGGTATCCGATGACCCGTCCTTTCGAAGAGTGTCGTGGTTCCCTCTATTGATAATAACTTCCGATTTTATGTTATCCAAGAGATATTTGAACGCCATCAATTCTTCTGCGCGTGGATTTCTCTTCTCAAAAATGTCACCATTTATAACTACATGGGAGTGGCGTTTTTTGCTAAGCAGCAAGAGAAGGGTCTCAACTTGCTTCTCTAGGAATCCTGGATAGTAGTCTCCCCTAAGATGCAGATCAGTAATAATGGCGATGCTAGGATGCTTCATTCTCTTTTATAATTTGGGGTAAGTTGGAAATTTTGCCGGAATCAAATTTAGCCCGTACTCCAAAACCGAAAGATCTACCGACCTCTATATCTACGACAAAAGGCACAATAAAGTCCAATCCAATAGCCCTTTTTAATTCTTTGGTGGAAGTTAGTGTTTCTCGTACCAACTGCAATACAGCGTCTAAATCTTTTTCAGAGCACTGTAACTCAACAGAGTCATGCACGGTGGCAAGCATTTGTGCATTTAACCCTCTAAGTTTTATTTTGCGTACCAATTGAATAATAGAGTGTAACATGATATCAGATGCGGAACTTTGGATAACAAAGTTCATCCCCTGTCTTTGCGCCCTATACTGGTAAAACTTATTTGGGCTATCAATATTTTTAAGGTGTCTGCGGCGACCAAACAAACTAGTTGCGTGTTTATTCTTCTGCACTCCTTTATGGACTTGCTCAATCCATTTAAACACGCGAGGAAACAGGCTCTCATAAGTATCAAATATACCTTTACAGTACTCCATTGATTGCCCTATCTGCTCTGCCAGTTTCCTTGGACCACCACCATAAACAATAAGGAAGCTAACACTTTTTGCAATCTGCCTTTCCTCCTCGGTCACTTGGTATGTTGGTTTTCCAAAAACTAAAGACGCGGTGAAACTATGTAAGTCCTCACCAGAATTAAAGGCTTTAAGTAAATTCTCGTCGCGGCTGCATTGAGCCAAAATACGAAGTTCCATTTGCGAGAAGTCGGCAGTTATGAAGTACATATCACCATCAGCGCGCATCATGGCTCTAATGTTAACCCCAGTCTTCCTTGGTAGTGTATGGAACGAAATACCTTTAGCATCGTCGTTTACTGAATACTTGGAACAGCTAAGGCGACCAGTTACTACATCACCAAAATTATAGTTAGAATACACACGGCTTTCACCGTTGTAAGCAACAGCCGCTTTCACTCCCATTACATAGGTCTTATGCTGCTTTGCCCTCTCCTTGTATGCCAATACCAGATCAATAAAAGGAGCAGTCTTATTATTTTTAGCTGCGTGCTTGACCATTAACAAATGATCTTCCTTTGTAGAGGGCGCTTTAGTTTTCTTCGTGCGCTTAAATGCTTTTTCACTAAAACCTTCTGAAGTGAATAGCACGCGGATTAAATCCGCATTTGAGCTAATGTTGATTGGCTTCACCGGGGAAGCCTCTTGTATCAGCACCTCTAGATCTTTAAGTTCTGATTGTAATTTTACATCCAAATCAGCAACCACTTGATCATCAATCTTTATCCCGAAAAACTCTACTTCGGATAAAATGGACAGAGCATCTTGCAAAACTTTCTCATACACTAGGTAAACACCTGTGGCATCGGCTTCTGGCTTCATCACCTTAAATAGACGGAGCGTAAAATCGGCATCCATAGAATTGCCATAGGCTAAGTCTTCAAGCGACATGCCCGCCCAATCATTATTTTTTCCATCAGCTATAGTGATCATTATAGGTTCTCTAACTGTTTTGGGAATCGTTCTTTAATTAAAGCTTTCAAACCGTGTGGTGCGTTCTCGTTTAACAACGAGTGGAGTATCTTAGTGTCACCAATATTATTAAAGACTCTAACTCCTGCTGCCATAAGAAATTTCATATCAAATTGCCCAGAATGAAAAACTTTACAAGTTTGTGTGCAAGCCATCACCTCTCCCACCAAACTCATGATGTGCTGCACTTCCATGTCAGTGAATGGGCTTTCTTTATGATAAATAGGAATACAAAAAGATTTTCCTTCGTCGTATGCAAATGCAATGGACAGCATACGATCTTTGATAAAGTCTAATCCAGTTGTTTCAATATCCACACCAAGTGCCGGATACTTTCTTATCTCAGCAATAGCCTCTTCCACTTCCTCCATGGTCATTACAACTTTATAATCCTTGTTACGAAACTTATGTATATCAAGAATATACTTGGTGTAAGCATTAGTAAGATCTTGGACAAACAACTCTCTCACTTTGGGTTCCAACACTACAGTTTCAATTGCTAGAGTCGGAACTACAGGTATACCTTCAAATTCAAAACCAACTCCGCGCTTATTAGAAATGCCTGATTTTTTTAATAAAGTCTTCAGGGCGATGTTACCAGCCACAATAATCAACTTTGGCTTAATATGGCGTATTTTGGCAAATAATTCCTCTCTGTACTCATTGTACAGTGCGGTCGTCATGTCGTTTTCGTCTAAGTTTGAAAGCGGTATGGCTGGGACAAACTGATATTTGTCCGCAGGGATGCGCGCTTCTTTAATTAGGGGCTCGCACACTTTTAATTGTGCAGATGTAATTTCTACCAATTTGCCGCGAGTTAGTGTGGGGGAAGAATTAATAATTACTATGGGTTGATCCCCAAGAGTTCTTTCGAATTCCTCTTGTTGTTCTTCCTTCCCAAATGTTTTTGTTATAAAGTTTAGATCCATACTATAATATTAGTTGCTATGAGAGTTAAAAAAATACGAAAGAAGGGTAAGCATTATATTGACAATGAAGTATTTGAACAAACAATTCAAGACTACTTGATTGACCCTAGAGCGCACGAAGAAATGCTAGTGAAGCAACTTGATCTATTGATCTCTAGCATCTTGCTCTCCTTTAGATTTAAAGTCGATCACGAAGACGCCAAGCAAGAATGTTTTGTTCTTGCATTAAAAGTGCTAAAAAACTTCACGCAACAAAGGGGATCTGCTTTTAATTACTTCACAACCGTAATTGTTAATAACCTAAAGCTGATCTACACAAAGAACAAGCGCTACATGGAAAAAACCCAAGAGTACAAGGATCGTAAGATAAAAGCGTTCTTAGATCAAGACTAAGGACGAAGGTTATTTAGTAAAATAACTATAAATGCTTGGGTACTCCACCATAACTTCAATTTCATTTTTATGAAACCGAACTAAGGAGGGCGCGGAAGTAATATTGAAAGTACCAAAAGCGTGTGGTAGATCCCAACTGCTCACAAGATAAATTACCTCATCCCCATCTTGTTTTACCCACTCTGGAAGTAACTTCTCAACAATTCGTTTGGAGTATGGATCCCATGTTGAATGGTACAGCACTAAAAAGGAACTAGTCTTCCGTGATAAAATCAAAGTGTTGTAGGAGCCATCGTCGGAGACGCTGTGGATATTGCGCATGGCTTATCGCACAAAAGAAGGTGGTGTGACTGTATCGGCTCCAGGAGAAAGTTCTTCGTCGGCTACTTTTAGCAGTTCATTTACATCCTCGTCTGTAACGGACTCAAGCATAGCCTTCTTTTATTCTTCTGTCATGCTCATAATACGATCATTAATCTCGCGTGTGATAGTGTCAATCCCCTTGAAGAACAAGATGCGGGCGAAAGTGTCATCCGACATACTGTCGCCAACCATAGCTGTTTTTAATTGACCCCAGCGTTTGCTTTCGTCACCTGTTAGTTTGATATAAAGTTTCATGCGTCTACTGTTTTCTTGATTAAGATTAAATTTGCCAAATTTCATGGCATCGAATTTTAAAATTTCTTTTGGTTCTTCTTCAGACATACCTATTATAGTACGATGGTTACAAAATTAAATGATAATGAAGTAGACTATGATAGTCTACTTCGGTTGCAATCCCCTACTAAAAAAATTAATGGCAAAAGAAAAGGTAACACATTTGAGAGAACTGTCGCCAAACATTTTAATGTCCGTTTTGGTACAAAAGATTTTTGCAGGACGCCAGGATCTGGAGCATTTGCCACATCTCATAAACACCTACCCGAACACATAAGAGTTCGCGGCGACCTTATTACACCAAAAAATTTCAAATACATTATCGAGTGCAAAGCGGGATACACTATGCACTTCGAAGATGTATTCAGGCACAATAATGTTATACTGGGGTTTATAAAACAAGCCGCGCTAGATGCTAAGTTAGCCAAGAAGAAATGGGTTGTGGTTTACCAGCAAACCCGCCGCATACCAATAGCTGTTACAAATGAATTCTTCCCTGGCATAAAGAAGTATATGAACCTAAACGGGGAGTATTTTATCTACCCGCTTGAAGAATTCCTTAAATTGCCGGATGACATCTTTATAGATTAAAGCTTCTGTCTGTAGGGCGGGTTCTAGCTTACGCAGCTGCGCCTTAGAGTAATCCGAGTCTATCTGAACGATTTGTTTCAACGAGGCGTTGTGGGAGCGTCTGGTGAGGCGTAGGATTGGCTTCTTGCCTTTCCCCGTCAGGGATACCCCTTGTTGGGTGTATTTAACCTTAAGCTTGCCATTAAGATAGTCATCTAGGATGGTGCCCATAACATCCGTTTCCGCGCCGATATACGCGCCATCTGGAGCGGTGATCACTAATGCCTTTGGTGAAGTTCCCATGGCGGTCATAGCGATGTGAGTGGCAATATACTGTCTGGCTTCAGCAGTGTTTCCAAGTTTAGAGACATACCCGCAACTTAAACTGGCAAACAACTTCTGCTTCAGCTTTTTCTTTAGTTTAGGGTCTGATTCTTTGCGATAATCTAACATAGTTGTTAGCATTTTATCAGCCTCCTCATACTCACCAAAATCAGCTGACTCCAATCGTTTCTTCATGAGTGTTTTTATTTGGGGAGAGGTCATTCGATCCAAACCAGCAAAAACAGTCTCTACACTTTTTTTCTCTGCTTTCTGGACTCTATGAAACGCACCGGAATCTAGTTTTTGATTTGAAAAATGAGACAGCATGGAGGTTACATTTTCCACAGCTTCTGCCACGCCAGGAGATTCATTCCATATCTTATGTAAGCTGCGCGAACCAGCTTGAATGCCAGTGCCTGCATCAGTTAATTCTTTAACAGATACACCTAGAGAGTTCTTTGCTTTTTCTGGGATAGAGTATTTGGGCTTATTTGTATTGGTTGCCATGAAATTAGCAACCTCTTCCATGTTTCCTTTTACAGTAATATCCTCAGTAACTATACTACCATCCTCCTGAATTCCAGTTACGAGCTGACCAACAGATTCAAACTTTGCGTTGCGAAACCCGGATTTAAATAACTCCGCCACGGGTTTCCATTTGATAATCGCCTTGGTAATTACATAAGCGAGTGCCTGTTGCTCGTTAGAAGGTGCGCCAAGGAACGAATTTACATCATTGATAATTTGCGTAGTGCCTTCTTCTGCAAAGTTGGCTACTTCAAGATCCGATACTTGTTCCTTGGCGGCAGCGAGGAATACCGCGCCAGCATTATATTTTTTAAGAGCTTCAACTAAAACACCTAAATGCTTGTTGTAAGCCTTTTCATCGCCCGCACCAACAAGAGCTAGAATGTGCTCATTGATAATACCAAATATGGCATTATATTGGTTTGTTTTTGCGGAGTCTGCTCTTCCCCACAACGCAACTGGCTTGCCATCAATCCAATTCTCTTTGTGTAGTTCGGCAAGAATATTATAAATAGGGCTATCTTCGTTTCCAATTTTGACGCCATAAACTTCTCCACCTTTAGTTAATTGTGCGCCCAAAGATAGTAATTCATTGTTCTTAGTTGTTGGGCGTAGATAAACTCCTTTATTCATTCCAGCCCCACGGAGTCTAAAATTATCACGGACGAACGAAACATCTTCCGGGGAGAAGGCTTTTCCGTCCTTGTGATCTCTAAACAAGGTGGTGATTTTTTCCAGTGTATCGGTTACCTGCGTAACCTGCTCTAACAATTCCTCAATAGGGACTTCATCTGGGGCGTCCAATACTTTCCTTGCAGCATCTCGTAGTGGTGAGCGCACACCTTGACCGTGCAACTGGGTAGCAAACTTCTCAAGGAGCTTTTCTGAACTTGCTAGACCCGCTCTCTCATACGCATTACTAAGACGAAACATAGTAGCATCAATGCTTTGAGAAAGCAAAGCCTCGTCTTGAGCTTCCTTTTGTTGTTGTGACTCCTCTTCGGGGCTTAATGGGTTCTCACCTTGGGGATCTTCCCCATCAATCTGTTGAAGGTAAGTAGCTAAAAGTGTTTGCCAATCAGCTTCAGTAAAGGAATAGTTGTTATTCCTATGGTGAAAATACACCATCCGAGTTTGGTCTCTAGACTTTTTCTGGTAAACAAACGATTTGCCGCCAGCTTTGTAATCTTGATCATTTTGAACGGCAGCAGTCCATTCCAAAGTCTCCTGTGGTGTTTGCAATCTAAGGATATCATTAGCAGACTTACCTTGGAGTAACTTAAGGTGTTTCTCCAAATCCAACGCCACCTCATACAGCTTTCGACCAGAACCTATGTACGCACTTTTAAAGGCGGTAAACATTTCAAGACCTTCGCTAGTGCCCATAAATAAAAATAACTCCCCTAGTATTTACTTGGGGAGTCATAATAAAAGATATCTTCTTAGCTTATAAGATTTGGGGGAATTGCGACCGGGGATAGTACCAGATCAATGTTAGTGCGCTCACTAAACTGCACAGCAAAATCAAAACGAAGAGTTAATTCTATCGTGTGAAAACTATTTTCAGAGTAATTCAATTCCCCAAGCTTCCAACCTTTAGGATAAGCACCGTAAAGGTTGACATGGGACCGTGGGTTACGGTGGGCATCCAATTGCCACACAGTTACAGTTCGTTTAAAGATGGGGGCGTCAGTTATACCAACTAAACCTTCCGGGCTAGGATTCACAGGGCTTGTGCCATTACCTAGACCCGCGTAGTGGACACCATAAACTGGGTCATACACGGTTCGCATCCAAGCAAACAAAGCATCGGCTACATCACCCTTAATAAGATTATCAAAAGTAATTGTAACTTCATCAGGAGAAGGTTTGCCTGGGTAGAAGAATTTTTCATTCACACGATGTGCTTCAATATCTTCAACAGTAAACCCAATTTGAGTTACTTGTTTAGCAGCCAAAGTTAAACGGTCTTGTGAATCTAATCCAGGAATATTACCCAGAGTTCCAGCAAAAGTCGGGATTTGAATTTCCCAACCGTAAGACCGGAATGACTCAAGCGAGTGAGACATACGCGGGCTATCTGCAATTAATTCAGCAGCGCGACCAACATAGTAGGAGCCATCAGCCATAGTTTCTTATGTATATAGTGTATTAAAAGTTAGCCGACTGATTAGTAAGGTTAAGCTCGAAAACAATAACCTCAGCCGTCTTTGTTGGTTTGATCATAACAGTACACCAAAGTTCATTACGATCAATCCGAAGGGGGGAGTTTGTAGTGGAATCACATCGTACTTGGAAAGCAGTAATTCCGCGTCTTTGTTGGATATCCGCTAGCGCGGGGGTTATGATGTTTCGGATGGCTTGCCAAGTGACAGGATCATTTGGCTCAAATGCAAACCTACGAGCAGAAATTAAAACTAATTTCCGCAGATAAATCATTAGGCGGCGAACATTAATTCGGTCCAATGCAGTCGGTGCGCGTTGACCTGTGCGTTGCCCGTAAATAACAATTCCATCACTAGTAAATTTAGTTATGGGATTGATGATGTTGCCGGGGGAGTACAAAGCATCCCTATCCCCTTGGTTTAATTTCACTTCCACATCAACTGGTTTGGTAAGACGACCACGGGTAAGACCTGCTGGAGCAAACCATGGATCCGACACTTGGTCGGTATAGCACATTTGGCCAATTGCAAGAGACGCTGGGTCAAGATAAATATCTTTCCCTGTAAAGGCATCAAATACTTTCACCCAAGGCCAGTAGACAGCTGCGTAGCTGCTATTAATTGCAGCAGTACGACCAGTGCCTTTACCATTGGACCAATCTATAGCCTGTTGTGCGCCATTAAATCCAACGGGAGGGGATAGAACCGCTAGGAAGTTCTGCGTGTTCTCAGCGAGCGTTATAAGCGCGTTCTGTATACTTTGGTCAGTCACACCTGGGACAGCCGCAAGAGTTATCGGAATATCATCCCTATCAAGGGAATTCAAACCTGTTTTGCTTCCTGGGGAGCCGATTATGGCAGTGCGAATATTTGCATTCGACATGCTGCCAGCATAGTCACTTGCATCACCATTGGTGCCAGTGGTCAAATTGTAAGTTCCAGGTAATAGAGACACGCAGCGCCAAGTTTGGCTTGTTGCGTTGGAACCATTTTGCATAGCCCCGTTACCAGACAGATAAGAGAAACGACCAGTTATTTCACCACCAAAAGATGAGGGGGCTGTAAACTGATAGAGTCCACTTACAACGCCAGTTCCGTTTGTAGCCAATCCACCACCAGGGATAGTAACCGTTTCGTCACTAAAAGTATAAAGGTTACCTTTAACATGGCGAGAAACTGCGTTTGTGATGTTAGTATTCAAAACATCTTCTGGCCATAGACTAGTGGCAGAAACTTCGCTGCTTGGCTTAGCGAGCGCCATTAAGTAGGACTCTTCGAAATTACCATCAGAGTAAATATTTACTCCGAAAGTTCCATCTGAATTTGTTTCCACGCGAGTCTGTAATCCACGGTACTGTATACCAGTGGGGTATGCAATAGCGGAGTAGTTATATCCAAGACCTGGATACATGGAGGCGATTTGGTACGCGCCCGCCCCACCAGACACAGCAAAGGTAACACCACTTGGTGCGTTAGTTGAATTGATTGTGCCAGTCAGAGGGAAGTATGCTTCAATAGAAGACGCGCCCGCCAGCATATTATGTGCGGCGGTGTTGTACCCAAGTAACTGTACAAAGGTTAGCTCGGTGGCATCAATTGGAGAAGCGGAAAGATATGTGCCAGTGAACTGAAGTTCCCCTGATGCGGAGGCAGCATATGCTGTTATTTCCAACCGGGAGCAACTGTTTAAGCTCGCGCCCAAAGTTTTTGCTACAAACAAACCACTAGCTACTCCTAGCGCACTAGGAATGTAAGAAAACGGACCAGCCTTAGGGCTTACCGCTTGAGCGGCACCAGCACCAATCGCGTTATGCCAATCTACAGTACCCCAACTATTCGGATCAGTTGTTGGCATGCGGGAATCACCAGCGGGGCACCATGTGCGTTCACGATACGCGTAGAGTGATACCAATTCTCCGTTCTGCAAACCATTCAAATCAAAACCTTTAACGTCAAAACGGTAAGCCCAATCTTTGTTCATCCCAGCAACATCAATACAGATGTGTGGGTGAGTTGCTAGGGGGATTCCGTTATCAGATTCATTTGCATTCGCAGCAACCGCAGCGCGAACAAAATATACCTGATTAGTTTTTTGGAGAATTTCTAGAGCCGCATACAGTCCCTGTCCACCAGTAACCAAATCCGGGGTTCCAAACACACGAATAAGATCTGCCGGGGAAGTTATTAAGGTAGGCGAATCAGTCGGACCTCTTGACGCAAAACCCACCAATCCAACAATGGATGAGTTTAATGACGGAGCATAATCCGATTGGTCGTTTTCTACGGTATAGACACCTGGGGATACAAAATTAGGCATGGTATATTTAAATGATCGTGATCAACATCCGGCGTTTTAACTCAAAGCAAATATCTGTTAGGCACTTTTCCGGCACAGATATGCTGGTTCGAGACTTCAAGCAAACATGTTCAAACCCCAAATTTTTTCCCAAAACAACTTCAATGTCATGGGAAGAAACATTAGTGACGAGACGCATTTGCATATAGATCCTCTTAAGTATTTAGCGGATGTTATATCGGAAAATGCTTTTATTTAAGCTAAACAGTTGAACTAGAGTTTAGAGACCCAGTAGCAACTTCAGTGGCATCAAAACCACCAGTTGAACTTATTGAATATTCCGCGTTAAACTCTTCAATATCACCATTAGATTGTATCATGTATTGGCGGGTGGGCATATAGGTCTCCACCATTAAAGTTACTTTCTTTCGTAATAACCTGTCCTGACGATCTGGTGCCTCCACAACGGAATTATCAGATATAGAGACAAGAAATGCCGGAGCAAACTCATTGAATTCAGTCTCTATTCTTACAAATGGACGGAACTTTGCCATTATGTATTCCGTCATCTGGTTCATATCCTCGGTGTACTTTGCCCAAATATTAAGCTCAAAGCTAAGGTTGACTGCTTTTGGTGCTATGGCAGCTATCCTTGTGTATCTCCGTCTTTTTACATCCTTCACAGTCCACATTTCAATAGATGTACTTGGACGCCGTCTGGTTTCATCTTCTTCCAGTTCTGATATTGAAATCGTAAGTACTGGCAAAGCGAGAGTTCTCTCCTGAAACAGTTTGGCTATTGCACGCTCATAATTGGCGTACCAAACTGGTACCGAGCGTACTCCTTTTTCAGGGTCTAAAATTTGGGCATCGCTAAAAACTTCCATCACCCTGCGTCCAGTTTGACGATAAAATTCTAGCGTCCTAAAATTATTCTGTTCGTACTCAAATATTCTATTCTTAATATCAAAAATATTTGTTACAGTTGTCCCGCTCATTATGGGCGATCTCGCACCATCCACTAGGCGCGGGTATTCGTGAAATGGTGGACCTGAAAATGAAACCATTAGTAAGTTGAGAAGGTGGGAGGCTCTTCGATCTCGGACAGTAATTCTTCAATAAGTATTTTTGTTTCGTTTTCTGATTGCTGAATCAAAGCATCACCGTTGAGTCTGGCTCCACCTTGCGGTGAAGGAAGCTCAGCGAACTTACCACGGATATTTCCTAGTATGCCTTTAGACACGGCGAGCGAAAAGCGTTGCAGCCACCCAATAAAATAAGGGTGCAGCGTATCCGAATTCAAAGTACGGTACTCTATGACTACATCATTGAGGTCACTATCAACAGGGGTTGGATAAATCATCAAGTACTTACCATTGACGATTTGAAATGACCCTTCCCGACCTAAAATCTTCCTAATAGATTTCAAATGCATCTTCATAATTAGCAAGTCACTAACATTCATATCATTAAACATGAAGTTATCCTGGAAATAACGGAGCATGAAATCAAACTCTAAAGTGCCATTTGCAAACGCCGAACTCAACAAGCTTTTTTTGTATCCGGCATATTTGAAATTGTTAAGCATGAACTTTGGTAGCTCGTACATGTTGTACCCAGCGGAAGTTGTAAAGACGGCTATGGCTGTACAAAAATCAGGGGCGTGGTAATCTAACTTGGCAACAGCTTGATCAATTGCGGTAAGAATTTGAAAGTCACTAAGCTCAACTCTTACAATTGGCGCACCCAAGTGCGCCTTAACAAAATCTTTAATGATTCGATAAAATCGACTCATTTGAACATTGTCGCTAAACAAGCGCTTGTTTAACGAATCGTAGTCAATCTCACCAGACGGTGCAGTAAACGCATCGGAGTCCGTAGTATAACTTCTACGGTCTACAATAAATGGTCCCCATTGGAAATTGGGTTTTATTGGCTGGCTACTCATACTACTTTATATAGCAAAGAAGCCCTGCTTTTGAGAGCAGGGCTTCTTAATTATCAGTCTCCTAGTTAGGACTAGTAAGCGATTCCACCTTCTTGCAGCGTGTTACGGAGAGCACGGCGGAAGGGAGTTAAGAGATAACGGGAATCAGCACCAACGATTCGAATTATTCGATAGAAGCGACCTGCTGGATTAACCTGCGCGGTTGCGTATCGAGTGATCAAACCCTTGCGAGGCTGGAAGGTGTTAGGATCAGTGATAGTTGGGAGCATCTGGAGGGGGATATACGGAGCGTATACTAGACCAGAATCCATTGGCGAAGAGCCACGGTAACCAACTAAGATCTCATCCTCAGGATAGAGAGGATCTACATATACATCGTACATGCCCATCCACTTACCTTTGTAATTGATATTTGCGCCTAACTGACCAGCTTGATCAGTGGGGATACCTCCTTCAAGTTTGGCAGACGATTGCAACATAGCAGCGATGATTGGCGAGCAGATGATGTAACTACCAGCCCCACGGAGAGTGGTACGGTATATATCTTGTGCCGCAAAGTTAACAACTGCAACGAGGTTGGCATATACTTCACCGACATGGCGAGGTGCCAGACCGAGAGCAGTAGTACCAAAGTCAATGAAAAATACGTTCGATCCAACAGTTTCAGTTGGCATCGCATCGCCATCACCAGGGTTAGAGCCCATGCCCTTACCAGCGGGTGCTTCCGCAGCGTTGGAACCGAAAGGTTGATCATATGCAAACGCGCCAGGAGCGCCAGTCGTTGGACTTGCACCATCAGAAGCAAAGTTATTTGCTTGTGCCTGGTTTTGATATGCACGAAGACCGCCGTCTAGTTGCCCAGAACGAAGATCATACGCGATATTTCGCAGAGATTCAATCAATTCACGGTCGATCTCTAGTGCAACTTCCTTAGATAGAAGCTGAGTTAACTCATCTTCCAAATTAAGGTTGTGATACGCACGAAGATCTTGAGAAGCTTCTAGTGTCCATAAGGCGCGGAACTTGCGTGTCCGAGCAGTAACAGACTGTTGCTCAATTGTGAAGTTGATTTCAGGAATCGAAGAGCCAGCGAGAACTTCACCAGCGGATACAAAGTATTGCGCGCCCACATAACGGCTGTTCGGGAATGCGGCAATTTTACCACCAGGAGTGGCGGACAAAGCTGAAGTGTAGGATACGGACGACAACGCAGAGTATGCGAAGACACCATTACCCAATACAGCATCAGAACCATCAATTGAAGCTAGGTTATGCTGAGTACCAGTAACGCGGTTAGCGTATACGATGGAGTACTTAGAGTACACAACTTCTGAGATAGCAGTTGTACCACCGGGAATCTGGCCAGCGCGGTTGTAACCAAGATAGAAAATCTGGGAAACTGGACCTTGCATGGGTTGAACCCCAATGATCTTATTAGCGATGAGTTCAGGGAAGACCCTGCGAACGAGAGGAAAGGCAAATTTTTGGAAGGTGCCCAGGTTGCCAACAGTAGTTGCTTCAGTTAAGCTTTGTGAAGAATTGTCAGTAACAATGCTTTTAGCTTGGTTTTCCAGAAGAACTGCTGTGGTCTGGCGGACGTTTTCGTCACTGATTCCTTCCAGAATTGGAGCCCATTTCTCGCAAAGTAGATTAGCGATTTCGGATTTCATAATTATTCTTGAAGCCTCTTGCTACCATGGGCAAGACTTAAAATTTCCTCGGTCAGAAATACATTTGTATTTTCTGGCTTTGGCTTGTTAGTTTCATTAGTGATAACATAAGCTTTTTCAGACGACTTGAAAGGAAGTTTCGCAGCCGTTAGTAAATCTTTGTTTTCAACAATTAGACCACGCGATCTTGAATTTAGCATGGTGTTCTGGGAAACTAGCCCAGTGACCTTAAGGTTAAGCACACTTAAGTTCTCTTTGAGTCCTTTGATCTCCGCGTCCTTTTTAGCGACGAGGGAGTCAATATCACTTGAATCAACTTCTTCGGCTACTAGCCGCTTGATTTGTTCAAAAATGCGATACCCCTTAATAAGGGATTCTTCGGACTCTAGTTCTTGCTGCGCTACTTTCTTTAGCTCATCAATTTTAGTGCGGAGGAATGAGGTAACTTTTGCCTCAAGAAGAGTCTTTTCATTTTTCACCCGTTCCGCGACGGTAGACTCAATAAGACTTAAAACTTCTTTAAGCCCAGCCTCGGAGAGACCGTCTGGAAGAAGCTTCGCAATATCTTGGATGGTTTTCATACAATACCCCTATATGTTGTATCTACAACTAAACCTAATACAATTAGGTTTTTTATTTTAATAATCTTCGAAAAGCTGTTAAAAAGATCTTCTCATCAATATCATGACGACGAATTTCTTGAAACTTAGGTTCTGAATTACTATTTGATTCCATTAATTCAGGAAAAGCATCTTGGCAAGATGGGTCTGCTACCATATCAAAAGTTATCACTCGCAGATTATCTTGTACAACATAGGCTTCGTTTTGAGTATCCAATTCCACTGACCCCATAGAGCGAGAGGAAATACCAATTCGAACACCTGACTTACATAGTTCTTGTAAGATTCTTCCAGATGGGGTATCCAGCAACTGCGCTTCGCCCATAACACGATTACCATCCATTGAAAGAGAAGTAATCAAATGCGATACATTGGAAAGATGCACAAGTTCACCTTCCGGGTGATCCAATTCCCCTAGGAGACGGCGCTGTGCTATGATTGGGCGGAGCTTGTTTATCTCACGCTCAAGTAAGGTTTTAGGATAAATCCTACCATTACCATTTTTTATATCAGCCTCACTAAAAATGCCACGAACCCGCATAGTGCGGGTAGACTTAGACTCCTCTAAAATAGTGAGAGGTGCGAAACCATTAAAATCTCTAAGCAGCATTATTTTTTCTCACCTTTTGGATTGTACTTCTTTTTAAACCGAGTTTTTTGTTTGGTGCTTGGTGCAGCGCCAGCAAAATTAACACCTATGCACCCAACAGTTGTGGTTTCAAGAAGCCGTTCAATAATTACTTTCGCTTCCGAAAGAACTTTCCGATCAGCTTCAGACAAAATAGCAGGGGCTTCCACAGGTTTAGCAATAGACCTTTTATTTTTGTTTTCAGGAAGTACCAAATTAAGGAAGGAGTTTCTAATTTCATCATCTATATCTACCAGTTTTTCATTACCGCGCATTGGGGAGGCTGACTCAAATAGTGATTTTTTGTGTAAGCCGGAGGGTGGGCTAATTAAAGCAGCTGGCTTGGAGGGATCTGTTAAACAGCCACCCAAAATTTCATCAGCCATTTGCATGATACTTTTCGCCATTACATTATATTCTTTAACGGGAGTATGCTCTTTTTGCGAAGGCGCACCTTAGCAGGTTTATTCTTTTTGCGGAACTGATCCGCCTGATCAAGATCACGCGATAAGGCGGTTTGACCCGTTTCAGGATCGCGGGTCTCTGCTAATACGCCGATAAATTTCATTGTTACTCGTCATCCGAATCTTTCTTTGCATCAGACTTGGCTTTCTTAGCGCCGCTCTTTGCGATTTGTGATTTGCTACGGGCACCGATAGGAGTTATCCCGCCCTTACCCTTTTTGGGCTTTCCCATGATAGCGTCTACCTCATCGTTGTCAGGCTCTTCAGACCGTCGTTCTAATTTGATATAAACTTGACCGTCCACACCATCTTCAAATACATCTTCCAAATCAAAATCAGTTCCATCTATCGTGATATCGTTAATATAGAGATTCTCTACTTCCGACTCACTCAAATCAGTGGTGTCAAGTTCTGTTCCAACAATATAAAACTCGTCGTCAATAACATGCACAGAATCGGAGACAGCGTATAAACTGCCATCACATTCATAGATTGCGTCTACATCCAGGGAGTCCTCATCATCACCCTCAACATTTTCCACTGGTTCCATGTCGTTGAAAGCTTCCTCAAGGGAGGCTCGCTCATTCTCTTCGAGGTCGATCATATCGTGTGATTCGGTTATGTCATTGACCTCTTCATCGGTCAATAGATAAACTTTACCATCTTGCACTAAGAAAAATCCATCTTCAGATTCAATGAGGTAGGAATCCTCTTCATCTTCAATTTCTTTTGTTTTGGCGGTAAGATCAAACCCCAAAGACTCAATTAGTTGATTCCGTAGTTCATCACTAAAGCCGTGGGTGTCTTGGGGGACTAAGTATTTCATATTTATAGTAGAGCAGTCTCTCTTTAATATTTAGCGTGTGCGACTTGATTTTTTTGTTTTATCGGGGATTAACTTGTTAAAGACCTTTTTTAAGTAATCTCTTATTTTAACCGAAAAGAGCGGAAGAACGAAAAACAAGATTAAGAACCACCACCCAATGGTTGAAATAAACTGTGTTATTTGATACATTAGTCCGGCAGCACCAGTGGTTGGTACAACTTCAGGTTCATCCACAGGAAAAACTTCAGCAACAACAGCTTCGCCAGTACCGAGACCAATCGCGGCACCGATCATAGCCCCAGGAGGACCACCAACCATAGCGCCTATGAAAGCGCCCGTGGCAGTAGAGGAATATCTGGTCATTGCACCACAACTAAATGTGGTTGCGACAAGAAGTAAAAAAGGCAGAATGAATTTCATTAGGCTTCTATTATATCAATATCATTAACATCGTCACTAATTTTAGTCCACAGCGCGGCTACAGAAAAAGCGTTGGGGATATTGCCGAGAAACACTATGCTCGCCGTTGTGTCGCTTCGTAATGACAAGAATACTGTTTTGAGAGGTTCTGCTACGACCTCATAGAAAGTATAAGACCCAGCAACAAACCCACCAGCACCAACATAAGTTCTTCCAATATGATCAGATCTTGGCGGACCAGTTCCAGTATTCACATCAACAAAATGTTGTCCAAGCTGGTCATTGTCCGACTCATAATTTATTGTACAAGTCCATACACCCTGGGAGAGTCTCGCAGCTGTACAAACTGCGGGCGAGTTGTTTGCTCGTCGGCACACAATGACTTTCCCTCTGTAAGAAACGATGTTGCCCAATTCCTCGGTAAGATGCGTTTTGGTAATAACCGGATTGGTAATGCTTGGGTTTAAAGAGGCAGCAATCGCTTGTCGCTCATCCAAGGTTAACTCAGCAGTTCTGAATATTGGGCGGATATCCCGTAAGAACGAAGAGGGGATTGGGCTGTTCCCTTGGAATGTGTTGGGAACAAATACATATGCTAGTGGTAAAAAGAATGATGCATTGCGATTTCTTTCCGCAAAATCATTTAGTGCTTCAGTAATGCTTTGTTTGGAAAAACAAATATTTACCAGATCGTCTGGCAAAGGGACAGTTCCGAACTGTGGAGATCTTGATGGGGATCCATCTAAATTGTAACCTAGGGCATTTAAATCCTCTTGGGGGATTCCTACAGTAACATACTTCTCCCCTCTAACTACTTGGCGAATCTTGGAAGTGGTTCCTTGTACGATTCCCGCTCCTCGTACAACTGCTAATTTTGCATAACCGTTGCCAGTTATAAGATCAGTCAAAGCTTGACCCTTTAGGTACGGATCGTCCAAAGCGCCGTTAACTGTAGTTAATCCTATCAAGTCAATACGCGCTAATGGGGGTGTTGTTGATGCGCCCCCTTTGTTTGCAAACTCATCTGGACCAAAAGGGTCTATGTCAATTCCGCCACCATTAAAAGTAACTACAGCAGTCCGACCAACAGTTTCTGCTTTATACCCAAGCGTGCCGAGTTGCTCGGATTCAATATCAACAGAATAATCAACGCTCCCCACGGCTCCTTTGGTGGGCGGAAATTTCTTTTCGTTTGTCCCACCATTAATTCCCTTTACAGGACTCCCACCTAAATCAGAATCTGCGCTTCTCTGAATGCGACCAATAAAAGAGCCGGAACGAACAAATACTCTGCCTGGGGAGGCGGGGTCAATATAGGGTTGTAATTCTAAAATACCTGATCGAGTTACTTTAGTCCCGCCAGATCTCAACTCGTCAATTTGCGCCTGAAGAATTCTATCATTGTCAACCAAATCTTTTAAAGGTAGGTTGTCAACTTCAAAGTAGTATGGATCCCCGGCAAGGTAAAAACGAATGTCTTCGGAAATTCTGTCAGCCATTACAATACTCTATCTAGGTCAAATAGGTTGAGAGATCTAACTCCAACCCCGAAAGAAGACCACTTCGTGTCACCATCCCTGCCTTCGCCGCCGTTGAATGTACCCCTGTGGGATCTATAGATAGACACACCGTTAACTTTATCCTCGGATAGATGCTTGGTGTTTTGCCATACATTAGATGCGGTCTGGTCAAAGAAGTTCCGCAAGTACCCCTGCCATTCCATGTGTAAAGGAGGCATTGGCATTACTGGTGCCATGGAAGCGTAGAAGAACGCGGTATCTGGAGTCGTACTTGAAAGCGCGTTGTAAGCACTGAAGCCACTCATGCGGCTCTGTATTGTCCCTACACCGCTATAAATTGCTTGCGCTGGATATCCCCACCCGAACACTCTGCCAGCAGAGGAGGTCTGATAGTCACCTTCAGGGTAGTCGTTATCCTGCCTGAACAAGCGCCTCTCGTCAGATCCATCGAGAGGACGAACGCATTGTGTCCAGTGCATATAACCTGCACCGTTTATTTGATCCAAAGCGCATCCACCAGATGCTTCAGTGTCTTTCCAAACATTAGTATTAGAACTTAAAGAACTCACAGAGTAGAATGTTTTTAAGTCCCCGCGAGTGGACAACATCAACCTAAAGATTCCGTTGTTATGGTGGGCGTTTCCTAAAGCGCCATAACTAGTCCTGCGACCACCCAACCCGTAGTAATCCAAGGCTACGCCGTTGAACCATTTCCCCGTTGGACCGTGGTAGTTTGCAGTGTTAAGACAGTGAGTTTCTGGGTCCACACCATTTAGTAGGCAGTTTGCTGCGTGGATCCTAGAAGAATCAGCGATATTCCAAATGTGGATTTGGCTGCCCATGCAACTTGGCTGGACTGTTTCCCAGTCAATCTGGGACCATATGTCATTACCGTCTGCGTCCGTTCCATACAATTCTCGGCGGGCACCCGTACTCATCTCATCCCCTATAACTGTCGGATCAGTGGGGTGTTCCAGATTCATGAACGCACTGTTGTTACCTTTACCCGCAGTGATATAGGTGGAATGTCCTTCCCCGGCTGCGGTAGAGTTAGTACCAAAAGTATTGGTCGATCCTGGGTTATCTTTGATGCGACCAGCAGTCCAATCTTCTAATTCGCCTGGACCTCCGCCTGTTCCTCCACCGCCGACTTCAAACATTCCTGGAGGTAAACCACCCCCAGGCGGGGCTGGAACTTCAGTAAACCCTGTACCCCCAGGCGGGGTAGTATTACCACCTCCTGAATCGCCAGCAGCATCGGGACAATATTCACACCCAGACCCAGCGTAATTATAGTAAGCTCCTGATAATGAACTTGGGGCAGTGAACATATGGAAGTTCACTAAGTTTACATCCACAAAACTATCCATCACGGCGCGAACACACATACCACCAGTTGTATGCGCGGCGTGCTCAGTCGCAGGAAGAATAAATCTCTTTGTGGGGTCAAACGCATTTACTATGTCTACCTGTACAGCAGGAAGTGTAGCGACAGCGCTGGTGAATGCGTTGGGATACATTTTTACATAACCACCAGAGGTAGCGTGTAAAAATTGATTAAAGTGATCCCCAACTAATAGGGTATCAGCGTACTCCGTAGAAAATACATCAACAGAGTTAAGTACATTGGATCCATTGGAAGTGGATCTAGTTTTTCCACCGACAGCATAGAAAACGATTCCAGATTTTTTATTTGCGACCAAACATGATCGTGTAGCATGTACCTCTAACGAAGTATGGTTAGAAGACACGGTGAGTAAAGTGTAACCAGAAATATCTAAGATATTGTCTGTGCCAACAAGAGTTGGCGGTTTGCAAACAAACTGTGAATTATCTTCCGCCAAGAAAGGCACACCAAAACGCGCTGTTTTTGTTGGTCCAGTAATCTCGACTTTAGAATTAGAAATTGCGACTACACCAGCTGTTAGCCAACTTCTAAATTGGGTGAGGACAGTATTGACAGGGTAGTAATTAAAAGTTGTTGCAGCAGCAGATGAACCACGAAGGAATAATGTGGATCCATTTGACGCAATTGCTACCTTCCCTTTACAAGTGTCGGTGCTATTAACAGCATACTGCAAGTGAACTATTTCAGCGGAAGAATTGTTGGAAACAACAATACCTGGCTTATTGCCAGCCCGGAACGGAGTAGCCCCATAATGGTTGGCTGGCAAGGCACTACTCGCCGTGCCCAAAGTATCATACAACCAATCTGATCCACCCCACCGACCAAATTTAACTGGTATAGCGTTAACGCGGAATGGGGACACTGAGGAAGCTTTATCAACAAGTAGATTTTGATTGTTTGAATCTACATGGAATTGAGCGCGTGCTCGAACTCGTTTCGAGGTGTCATTTGCGCCATTAGCAAACGAAGTGTTGCAGTATAAATGAATAGCATACGCATCTGGCTTAGAAAGAAGAAGATCAGAATTTATGCCATATATGAGCTGCGTACCCTCAAGCCGAATGCCAAATTCAGAATTATGGTTTACAGTAAATTGGGCTAAACGGAGTTGTGACCTCCGAGCTTCAATTCCGTTAACTTGGTTAAGGTAAGAACTAAGTCTTCCTTTGAATTCAAAGTCGGTGCCTTCTAAATGTAGACCATTCTCGTTACATTCTGAAAAATGAAGAATAGTGGTATGCAAGTCTCCACCAGCACCAGACAGTGCGGCGTAACTCGTTCCTTGGTGTGAGTTGTAACTCGCTCCTAGTTTTGTAGATCCGCCGTTGGGCATTCCAGAAGCCGTCGCCCAATAAATACCACCACGGACAGTAGAGTTGCGTAAATCCATTCCACGCTTACTCTTTCCAAAATACAACAGTGATTTTCTGCTGTGTGGATATGCGGTCGCATCAAATAGAATATCAGTATTCACTGCCAACATTCCAGTTCCGTCCGCAGTTCTGTCCGCGTTAGTTTTCCCTGCTTTGGTATAGTTTCGCCATGCGATCATATGACCCGTGAGTTTAATACGGGAATTTTTCACATGGTAGCCAACACCAAAAGCTCTAAACGCCGCAGTGTTATCCAGGATGACTTCGCTACCATCTATTTCCCAACCATCCTCTTCTATGTGCATTGTGCCGTCAGTGTGGACATTATCCACACCAGAAGCAGTATCCACAAGAATATTTCGGAATATAACACTACCTTGACAATCCTTAACCCGCACCTTCGAGAAATAGTTACCATACCCAACTAAAGTGCTCTGTCCTTGTGTGTAAGTTACTTCTCGTTTTGTACCGCGCATGAACGAATTGATTGAAGATCCGTAGTACGCGGAAGCATCTAAAGCTGAAATAGACCTGTCCTGGAATGGACTGTATGGGTCAAATTTAAATTTACCATTGTCACCATTAGTTATAGTGAATGGAGTAACGCCTGTACCGCTGCTGATATGCACAGTGAGGTTATGCATTTCTCTATCTGTGTCTGGTCCTTGTGCCGTAATGAAACGACCGTGGGTCTGCCAATTTACAGTATCGCCAAATATAACACCTAGGCGAGTAGAGGAAGCGTTTATCATATCAGACGACGCTTCTAAAGAATAAACATTGTTTATAAAATTACTAGCACCATCTGGACCGCCAGTAAGACTGACAATGCCTTGCGAGGATGCGTGAGTATCTTCGAAGAAGGCTCGGTTTCTAAATTCAAGAATCCCATCTCCTTCACATGTAATGTTACCAAGGTCTAAAGTTCCAAGATCCCCATAAGTGCATATCTCCACTAAGACAGGGAATTTTAACCTTTTTGGGATACGCTCAACAATATCAGCGATTGAATCATAAACTCCATTGCTCTCATCAACATTTCCTGCGCTGGACAGTACGAAGGTAATACCCTCCGGGTTTCCACCAGGAAAGCCCATAGCGTTGTACAAAATATTCCCACGCCGCTCCAAAGACCATAGGGGTATATTGTCTTGCTCCCAGGAATAAAAAGAACTGGGGTCATATTTAGGGACATTAACATCCCACTCCAAAGGTAGGATCCCATTGCCGCCCGAACTAGTAATGTCTTTATAGCTTGCCATGATTAGAAGTCAATAATCCACCGAATGACCAATGTGAAAGCATCAGTCTTATACACAGGTTTGAACCAACGATACGCGCACAACATAGATGCATCTACTGCTTCTCGATAAGGGTTTTTGCTGAATAACCCTATCTCATCAATCCATCTAGCGGGAGTTTCATCCCCGACATTGGCGGTTTGTTCATCCAAAATTATTTGCCACATGCATCTAGTAGGGCTAACCCTTTTGATGTATGCGTGTGGAATCACTCCAAATGTGTTTGCTCCACCAGTTCCAGTAGTCTTTGCCCCATCACGAATTAGATTATGGATCTTTATATCCATTGTACTGTTGGGACCGTAGTCTACCGCTGTGAATGGGCCAGACAGATCCCCTGTCCCCGATACTTGCAACTCATTATTGCCGGAAGACCCAGCTTTAAAATACACAATTTGAAAATTCTCAACAGAGACTGTTTCAGCAGCGTCCATGAGTTCTGCCAAGGTAGCACCCATACCACTTGTTATGACATTTTTATCGGCATAGTGCAACTCTCTTGTCCCGTCAGGATAATGTTTCCAAACTTCCAAGTACCCTTGAGGGTTAAGTTTTTCAAGAAAAGAGAAATTCATATTATAGTAGTGGGTCAAAATCCCAAATGATGGTCAAAAAATTCGTGGTCGCGTAGTCAATATGTAGCCCTGGTGGGAACATAACCTTCTTAGATACCAACTTGAAAACTGGATTTCGTGTTGGATCTAAATTATATAGAGCCACTGGAGTATCAGCCACATAAGATCCAATCGCGCTTAAATGAAGATCAGTGCCGAGTTTGGCGTAACTCTTTTTATAGTCTAAACAATTAAGACCCAAAGCGCCGATACCTCCATAGTATGTATCAAGAAAACGCCAATCGTCTTTGTGAATCCTCAAAATATACCTGAGGCGTTTCTGTTGAGGGTATGACCCACCATCACTAATAGAAGAGGCTATGAAACCTGCGGATGCGTCCAAAGCAGCTAATCCAGCACCTGGGTTAGGATAAATGTACCCGTCACTGTTTACAACGCCCCATAAATTTAAAGTGCCAGACAGCAAGCCTAAATTTGCTGCTTGTCCTAAAGAGCCCTCTCTAAACCATAAGCCACCTGATGGTAAATAAGCCCCCATTGAAACAGCCTGTTCAAAAGTTAATTCCCCAGTTACAGATGGATTGCAAGGGTTATTATTTTCCTCCGTAGAAGAAAATCCTGCACCGCTAAAGGCTGTGTAATCAAAGAAATTAATTCTGTTTAAAAATTGGCCTAACTCAGCACCTGCACTTCCAACAGCTTGCAGCGTTCTGTGTGTGGGGGATGGAAATTCTGGGAAAAGGAATGTGTCACCGGACACTCTATAATCTGATGCTGGCGTTTCTGTTACCTTATAAACCCTAAACCCCTTCAAGTTTATCTGCTCATTCCCGCCGCCGTCTCGGTTGACCATCCGTAAACCAGCGATAATTGTAGTGTTTCCCAAATCAAGGAAAGGTATTCTTGGTGTTATGATGTGAGTCCAACTACAAGTATCGTTTGATGAGGATAGGGGACCAAACGATGCTTGTGATCCTTTCACTAGGAATGAATCTTCCTTGGCGTTTGAGTCTGGTTCCCACGAACTGGTGTTGGTGTTAAAAGAATAAATCCCCTTGTCGCCAGTCGCCTGTATAAATGTTCTTACATTAAACCCGACTGAATCAGCATACGCGACAGCATCCCACCCAATGGAAAAGAAGTCGCCTCTTTTTAACTCATAGTCTGCTAATTTAATATTTCGAATAACCCAAGGGCTATGCCGAATCGAATTGTTAAGCAAATGAAATTGAAAACTAGGAGCGTAATTTGAGGTTGCGGCTGCAAATGAAACTGGTGTTTTCAGCCGCGCCTGGTATGCGCCAGGTGGAATAAACCCAAGACTAAAAGTGGAAGGGTTAGCAGGGTCAGTAAGCAATCCGTTATTGAACAACTTAACCACAGTTGATTTTCCCCACCCAAAGAATTTTTTGTCGGCGTAAGGTTCACTGGTAAAGATTCTTCGATCCCTTACCCATGACTCTTTACCAGAATCCATTAACAAGGAAAAATCAGTTATGCTGATATTGTTAATGAAATACTCACCACCTGATATATCCACCACATTCAATTGATATTCTGCGTCTCGGTCTAACCCGGACACACACATATTTGTTATTGGGTTCTGTACTGTATAAACGAACGGGATATACCCGTTTACAGACGGACCCTCTAATGCACTGAATGTAGTTGTGTTAAATGGGGCTGGTAACAGTGGTATCCAGCGACGATTAGAAAAATCGTAATAAAGCTCTTTCCAAATATCAACGGACGGACTTAATCCAGACCCCCGCATTGCGATATTTGAGATTGAAACTTTTCCTGCCCCAGAAAAAGTTGGACCATACACAGAAGCTGTTAGTCTCCAATCCCCACGGGAACCATAAGTATCCAATGTTGGTTTGCCAAACACCTCTACATTAGACTGTGTGTTTAGTGGTATGACCACATCATACTTATAGTGGTCGAAACTATTTTTGCTCGGCGTACTTGGTAACTGTAAAAAGTAAGGTCCAGAAGTCTCGCCACCATAGAAAGGAGCTTGTGCGGGAGTAAATGATTCCCATTCACCATCGTCCCAATTAAAGAAAGTATGGATGTTAGCTGCTCGTAACGAACTCAGTACGAAGTAGGAACCATCAGCTGTCTCGTTAAACACATCAACTGAGAAAATATACTCACCAGTGTTAGCAGTGACCTGTTCTGATATAGAGGCGGAGGCGGCAAGAATGACACCCCAATCAGTAGGTGCTACTGACAGAGAGTCTAGTGTTTTTTGGAAGGATGGAAAGGTAGACCGTGTAACACCTGTTCTGTTGGAGTATGGTGTTAGTTCAGAAACAATATTTGTTGAGCTTGGGTTGCTGGCATCTGTAAACCAAGATCCGAGAATATTATAAGACCCGCTCGATCTGCCACCTCTAGACTTCGCTTTTAATAAGGTAGAAAACTCAGGAGCTTTTGTTTTGTACCCACCTTTGATCGTCACAACATAACTCTTGGTTGGTTCTAGACCAGTAAACTGTCTTACGAACTGTACTTTGTTGGGGTCCACTGGGTTATTTATAATGTCCCTCAAATTCGTATAAACACTTATAGCGCCATAATTGTCGTTGGAACTAACATATATGGAACTACACAGTTCCCCACTTACCGCAAATGGAGCCTTTGGATACACATATTTAACAGTAGCAACAGAATACGCGTTGTAGTTAAACAAGCCCCAGCCTATGTCAGCTACGCGTACATTTTTTAAACCATAATAACAAAATCCGCCAGAACCAACTCGCCCGCTCCCTCGTATTAGGATAGTATAGCTTTGATTGTCAGCGGTGGCAGGAAGATTTATTGGCACCCCTTCGTTATACCAAGTGTCTTTTGCAGCAAATGAGTATATCAGATCTGCGCCGTCCGGTGAGAAATAGTTTTTCTTGCCAGTAATTTGATTTGCAGAAAAATTATACTTAGTGCCATCATTATTTTTAATAAATGAGATATGCAGATACCCACAATTGGCAGCAGTACCCTCTCCTGAAACCATTGAGTCAAAACACAAAACAACTGTTTTGTTCCCATCCGCCTGTCCGTGCGCAGCATTTAAATTAATGGGGGTGTTCTTGAATTGACCATCCCCAAATGCATAAGTGTTTCTAAAGTCTGATTGTAGATAAAATGTCTGTGATATGTTCGAGGCTCCGCTCGAATCTAGCGCGACAGACGAAGCATACAAAACTACTCCATCAACCATAGATGAAAACACGGTGTCTTTAAACACGCCAGCGTTTGCAGGTTTAACCCAACCCAAACCCGATGCAGTTTCGGTGGTGCCTGGATCAATTGAATAGATCGCAAGTGGATTATACTGAGTCCAAGCGGATATGCGCTTCAAACCTACTGCTTCGCAAGCGGGAAGGTTCTTTACGGAATCAAAAGCAAAAGAGGTAGTATGCTCAAATGCACTATTGAGAAGTTTGCTTTGAGCCTCAAGAAATCTAGGATTGCCTAAAATCTGGCTTCGCGAATCAATTAATTCAAAACTCTTTAATTCAATAAAAGGATTCTTGTAGTTCGCATCCCACGGAGCAAACCACTCATCCCGAAAAGAGTAAGATGGGAATTCCAACTCAACATAATACTCAGTCCATTCAGAAAAGATAGCGTCCTCTTGCTCACCATACAGCTTTACCTTCCACTCGTAAACATCTTCCGTAGCGGACAGCAATACTGTTTTAGAAATAGCGCTTTTTGTGGTGTCGAGAGGGGCTGCAAACTTATTCGTCTTGTAATCATAATACTCCATTGGAGTGTTATTATTACCACGACAAAAACGAATATCCAAAGTTGCTCTATCAGCCTTCCCCTTAAGGTACACGAAGTAATCACCCCCAAGCCTTATCGGTACGGCGCGACGAAACACTGTTCTAGCCTTACCGCTTGAAAATTCAAAACGAGTGTAGGGAAAATCCTCAACCAAATTAGAATTTTCATACTTCCATTGATTAAAAATCTTTCCAGTTAGAGAAAATAGACCTTCAGGGTTATCAGACTCTGTTGGTTTTAAAAGATGATAATGTGAATTACTGGTTTGTTGCGCGCTAAAATAGAATCTAGAATCCCTTAAATCGTAATAATCCTTAGCGCTGCCTAGAGAGAATGCTTGTATCTGATAACTAGAAACGGAGCTGACTCCATTCATTGGAGCATACGAACCGGACGGACTCGGTTTAAAAGTTAATGCGTCGGCAATAGTTTCGCGCAAACCATCCACTAACATATTGTCAGCTTTAAACAGAAGCTCAGAAGTTCCATCTGAACCTTCTCGGATTATTTGAACGCTACCTTTCATTTTCTACAAACCCATATATCCCGTTCGTCGCGGAGTGATTTCCACCCCAATACTCTAAGTATTCTGCTCTTGACCCACCAGATAATTGATAAACGCCAGATGAATCATGGGCATCTCTAGAGTGCTTGCTGTTAGCAAGATCATCAAAATACTCAAACACACCAAACAAATCGCGCTTCTCATATCCCGCAACATATTCATTATAGCGCGAGTTAACTAGATTTACATTTAATAATGTAACTCCATTAAAATCGCCAGAATGGTACGGTTTTACTATTTCTATATAGTAAACAGAGTCAGAATCATGTACGGGACCAGCTGACAGG